TCAATGTTGAGATTGGATAATAGACCAATGGCTTATCATATACAGGCAGTAATTGTTTTGAAATTACTTTTGTGCATGGATACAAGCGAGTGCCGAGACCGCCTGATAAAATAATTCCCTTACGCATTATAATACTCCAATGTTTTTTCTAGACCTTCAGCAAGTTTAGTCTTTGCTGACCAACCTAGTTCTTTATAAATCTTACTCGCATCCATGGCATATCTAAAATCATGACCCTTACGATCATTCACAAAATTAATCCATGATTGATACATATGCACTGGCTTACCCATAACATCAAGAATCAAAGTGACCATATCGAGATTGGTCATCTCAACACCACCACCGATATTGTAACGCTCACCTGATTTCCAGTTTTCTTTGATTGCGAGTAAAGCCTCACAGTGATCTTCAACATACAACCAATCACGAATATTCATTCCATTTCCATAAACAGGAACTGGTGTATTATTTTGAATATGGCGAATAATTGTTGGAATGAATTTCTCGCGGTGCTGACGAGGACCATAGTTATTAGAGCAGTTAGTTACAATTGCATCAATATTATGCGTATTGACATATGCGCGAACAAGATGATCGCTGGCTGCTTTGGTTGCAGAATATGGATTGCGAGGATTGTATGGAGTGTTCTCAGTGAACGGAGGATCTTCGTGAGTTAGACTTCCGTAGACTTCATCAGTAGAAACGTGAACTAATTTCCCGCCGTGTTTGCGAATACACTTGAGAACGTTGTGGGTTCCAGTAATATTTGTATCCACGAAAATATCGTCGCCGCGAATGGAATTATCCACATGAGATTCAGCAGCGAAATGAAAAGTAAGATTTGGTTGGTAATCATGATACAAACTCTCCAGATGTCCAAAATTGCGAATGTCGCAATGTTTGCGTTGAAGGTGGTAGTCACCCCAATACCCATCTAGATTTTGTTCATTCGCTGCATATGAAAGATTGTCAATGATGACAATTTTCTCATCAGGATATTTTTTCAGGTGAGAGATTACAAAATTAGAACCAATAAATCCCAAACCACCAGTCACAAATACAGTCATAAAACCTCAATTATAATTCAACTTCCTCATAAATTGCAGGATTTGATTTACCATAATTTCTCATGATGACACCAGCTTTACTGTTTGCTTCGTTCTCAAACTCGCTTCCTGTCTCACCTGCATAACTGGTCAATATTCCATCTTCATTTTGTTTATGGTGAACCAATTCATGACCTAAAGTTCTCAAAACGTCGGCAAGATGTCGACCAGCAACGTTTAAATGAATAGTTCTTTCAGAAGGAGAGTACCCACCAAAACTGGTATTCTCGCGAGCCATGCCGCGATCGTTGATCAAAACGAGTCTTGGGAGTTCAGCAATACCCAAATTATTTTTGCAGTAACCCATGAAGTCCTGAATACTGCTATGGGTTTCTTGTTCCTTCAGGTATTCTCTGAATTTTTTCATTAGATTTATAAACCTTTTTTAGAAATCTTTTCCAAACTTTAGGATCTTGTCTGCGGAAATGCAGACGATACATAAAGATGGCTTCACATTCTTTCCAGCCAATCTTATGCGCTTTCCTCAGTTTATTTATATCTAATTTCTCCGCTTGAGTTTCGTATGCATGAGCATCCAGTTCATCAGGATTCCCATAATACATCGCTTTCATTTTGTTTTGTTTCGGCTTCGGCTTATATTCTTTCTGTAAAAGCAATGGACGTTGTTTCTGCTGATGTTTGTGTCGATACTCGTGATGAATTGCTCTAATGATCTTTACAGCAAGATTATGAGCGCCCTTTTCTGTAATGGTTACTTTCTTAGAATCCTCGGGAAAGTTTAAACAGATATAGATGTGCTCTGGAACTATATCCGAAATTCGTAAGCAATAATGACCATTTACGATCACATTATGATCAGGGTAATATTCGCCCTCAAATCTTTCTGATGAAAAGCAAACAATATATGGCTTGAATGCTTTATTCAGTTGACGAATGATAGAAGGAATATGCTTCTCTCCGACCCATTTTTCGGCGAGAGCATAGACCTTCTTTTCGATCTTCTTGAGTTGCATTACACCTTCAGATTCTTAAACTTATCGGTGCTTCGACCACGATCAAAGACAGGCTTTGATTCGTTTTCTTTCATCACAGCATCTTGGGCTTTCTGCTCAAGATCATAAAGTTTCATCTTTGCGCGATCAATACCAACCGTGAATCTCTTATGAAGATTCGGATCATTATAACGATTCTTCAACTGCTTCACGAGAATCTGATTTAACTGTTGCAGCTCTTCAGTACTAACAAGAGCGAACATGAAGTCAGCGGTTGCTGGCAAACCAAATGATTCTGAAGTATCTTCTAGTCCAGGATCCGAGTTGCTAAAGCCAGATCGAGTCGTCTGAGTAGCCGAAACGATCGGTACATTATTCTCCACCGCCAAGCCACGAAGTTCCTCAGCAATTGCTTTGATATAGGTATATGAGTTGACATTCGCACCTGCCTTGATTCGAGCCGACGCACAAATATTTAGATAGTCAACAAAAATAATATCTGGACGGAAGTTCTTTTTCAGAGCCAGATCGTTAATCAATGCACGGAAGTGAGCAGGATTCGCAGACGCAGTTGGATATTCCTTGATGATCAACTTGCCCTTGACAGAAGTCTTGAGTTTACCCATGCGCTTCTCATACATGTCTTTCGGCATGTTCATGAGATCGTCAAGAGAGACGTTGAGAAGATTCGCATCAATACGTTCAGCGATTTTCTCTTCAGCCATTTCTAGAGTAATGTATAGAACATTGTAGTTCTGAACCAAACAACTAGCAGCCACATGGCACATAAACAGAGACTTGCCGACGCCAGTACCTGCAAGAGCAATGTTAAGGGTCTTTTGCGGCAATCCTCCTTTAGTGATCTTGTTGAAATACTCAAGATCGAAGGGGATTCTTTTCTCGATGCGATGATAGAAATCATACCGATCAGCGTAATTATCCAAAAAGTCGTGACCAATATGAGGATCGAAACTAACCCCCAGAGCATCAGACAAAAGAGTAGGAATGCTTCCTTTGCCCCTCGCTGTATCTTTGCCATCGAGTATCTGAATGCTGTCCATGATAGCATTATAGACTGCTTTTTCTTGACAAAACTTTTCTGTAGTGTCAAGAAGCCACTCGAGTTTTTGTTCTGATTTGTCACTTGATATTTCCTTGAGGAGTTCCAGTGACTTATTTAACTCAACTTCAGTGAGTTTGGTAGATTCTTTAAGGCTGATCTCCACCGCTGCTGTCGGCGGCAGACTGTTGTACTTCAGAACGAATTCTTTGATTTCTTCGAACAGTTTTCTTTCGTGGCTTTCGCTCAGATACTCTTTCTTCAAGAATGGTAGAGTCTTCCTCATGAAAGACTCGTTCCGCATCAGATTCGACAAGATCAGTGTTTCTGTTTTCATTGCCTTCCTTCATCGCATTGTCAATAGCACTCAGAAGTATACTACGCATCACGTTAGAAGTAAATCGATCAAATGATTTGCTCTTTACATTTGCATTGTTTACATTCGAGATAACATCATAATCAAACGTCATCAAACCATTATCGCCAACTTTCACATCAGTGAACTCAACGATCACGCCATCATATTTTCCCAAGAATTTGACAGCAAAACTTCCAGGTGGACCATTGAGGTCCACGAAGAAAGTATATTGCTTTTCAATTTTGTAGAATTGTTTGACGTACCAAAATTGTAGTTTAGCGATTAGATTCTCAATCATCTTCCGACTCTTCTAACTCATCAGATAGATTACCAGCGACTGCTGAACTGAATTGATAGTTGTTGCGCACCCAATCTTTGAATGTGTCATCTGAGAGAATACTATCCCAAAATTCAGGTGATTCAGTATCAGCCATTCGCCACTTCTTGTTTTCAATCTCACCAGTTGTGCGATTGACTTTAGCATACCAACCAACGTTTGGCTTTACGACATGACCAGACTCAAGAGCCATATCAAGAAGCCCACTGTACTTGCTAATGCCGCCATCAAAACGAACAGTGACAGGAATACGAGCCTTCTCACGTACATAGCGAGACTTTTCGACGTTGATAATGAAATTATAGCCAATAAGATCCTGTCCATCTTTTTCCTGCTGTCGTCCAAGAATGTATATATTATCAGCAGAATAATAGGAACCTGTTCCGCCACCGACAATATCCTTGGGATACAGACCTATTTCCTTATAGGTATGATTTACTACAACCATAGGAATGTCCTTTAGGGTGAGGTGTGGTGTCACCATACGGAACAGGGATTTTATTTGCTTTGCGCGGCTCATGTCAGCGACTGACTTACCATCCAACGCATCCTCAACTTCTTTCTTCGAAGCCAAGTTACCAATTGAGTCAATGACGATCATCACACGCTCGCCACGCTCAATCTGAGTCAACTGTTGCATAATGTCAAACTTTAATTGCTCAACGTCCGTGATTGGAGTATGAACAACGCGATCGGTATCAATACCAAACGAAGTGAAATAGTTTTGTGGAGTACCAAACTCTGAGTCATAGAATAGAACAACAGAATCAGGATACTTGTCTTGATATGCTTTTGCCATCAAGAGACTGAATGCAGTCTTGAAGTGCTTCGACGGACCAGCCCACATTGTAAGACCAGGAGTAAAACCACCGTCAAGATCGCCAGAGAAAGCGACATTGACAACTGGAATTGTCGTTTGAATCATATCCTTTGCAGCAAAGAATTTAGATTTGGTAAGAATAGCAGTATCTTTAATAGTGGTATTCTTTTTTAATTTTTCGAGTAGACTCATTGGTATGTCTCCGTTTTGGGATATTTGTATTATAAACTATTTCAATTGAAAAAGCAATCCAGAGATTCAACCTTTTCAGATTGCCAATTGATAGAAGAAAGAATAATATCGAGTGGTTCGAGGAATGATTTCTCAAACTGCAAATCATAATCGATATATTGCTCAGCATCCAACTGCTTGGGAATACCAGACAAGAATGCAAGAGTGTTATTATTGTAGATGTTTGGTTGCTTCAAATAGATGAACTTAATCTTCTCGCCTTCTTGAATTTCTTGGTAACGTTTGTTGAGTTTCATTTCACGCAGCAAATGATTGTAAACCAAAGCACCCTTAACATGAATCGGTGTTCCCTTCTTAAAGATATTCGCCGAGTCAGCATATTCTTTCAGACCATTCACAGATCTTGGGAATGCGATATCCTCAACAGGCAATGTCTTAAATTCATGACGGAACTTTTCAATGAACTTGTGAAGATCATCTTCAGTTTGCGTCATGACAATATTGATTGCCTCTTTAATCTTTATGCGACAAGCAGATGGTGTTGAAGACTTGACAGCCTCAAGACCCATGATCTTAAGTTTAGGTTTCGCATACGCAACACCTTCGCTATCATGCACGTTGAGAATATATCGCTTTTTCGCAGTCCAGATTGCTTTGTCAGCCAAAGACTCACGCTTCATTTCCATACGCTGCTGGAATGCGTTGACATATTCTTTCAGTTCCTCATACGATGCATCAATGAACGGCTGAATCTTATCATCGCAAACCTTATTCATGAACTTGATCACTTTCTTGGTGTCAGAAGTATCAGGATAAAGTTTCTTGATTAACGGACCCATGTTCAAATAAATCGAGTCAGTATCAGAGGCGATAACATAATCTTCGCCTTCGGTTTTCAACAGTTTGTTCATGTACTCGTTGATCTTCTTTTCAATCCAACGAATAGACAACTGACCTGCTGTCGTGATGCCTTCAGCGATACGAATATCAAAGAAGCGGAAGTATTGATTACCCAGCGCACCGTAAGCAGAGTTTAAAGTAACTTTCTTTGCCAACTGCAGGTTATTATATCGCGCAACTTGTTTCTCGAGATAGTTCACTTGATTCTTATCTTCAAGAACAGTTTCGATTTTCTTCTTTGCCTCAAGAGCCAATTTCTTATAGCGTGTGCGATCTTTATACATGCTATCCATAATCTCAGGTAGAACACCCTGCTCTTGAGTGCGGAACAACTGACCATTCGGAGTTACCGTAACACCAAGATCTTTTAGAATGCTCGTATCAACTTCTTGATTGAGTAGATTATCAACGTTGATGTTACAGTTGCTGATAAAGCCACGCATGTTATCATTGTATAACTTTGGCTCAATCAAAGTTTCCATTGAGATGTTATACTGCATGATCAAGTGCGGATACAGACTGTTCAAGTCGAATGATGCAACCCATTCATGCATGCCACAAATAGGATCTTTGACATACGCACCTTCGTATTGTGAACTCTTTGTGCTGCGCGACATCTGCGGAATGACAATCTTCTTGCGTAACAAATAGTTGTACACAATCGCATCCCACATACGGACTTGAGTGAACACATCGTCGTAGTTTACTTTGTTATCATACGCAAGAGTCAAAGCCAACTCAATCAACTTCATCTTATCTTCGAGTTTCTCAACAAGTTCTACGTCCTTGATGTTATACTCAATGAACTTTTGATAGTCATGTTTGTAGAGTTGATGCAGAGTTTCGAACTCTGAATAATCTAATTTCTTTTCGCCCAACTCAACGTGAGCAATGTTATCAAGGCGATAAGACTCTTGCTGTGAATAAGTGAACTTGCGATAGAGTTGAATGTAGTCAAGAATGGCAATTCCAGAAATATCATAGAACTGCACTGGACGATTCATCATCACCGTTTCGCGTTTGCTAATACGATTCCACGGTGAGAGTTTCTTGGCTTCATCTTCACCAAGAATCTTGGTGATGCGATTTGCAAGATATGGAATATCGAATTGCTCGACGTTCCAGCCAGTGACTACATCTGGATGCCATCGGCTCCATAGGTCGAGGAAGCGTCGTATGAGGTCTGACTCATCTCGACACTTTGCATAGTGCACGTCGTCACGATGCTTGACATAATCGCCACAACCAAACACAAAATAATTACCCTTAACTTTGATGCTGATTGCTGTGATTGCTTCATTTGCATCTCTTGGTTCAGGAAATCCATTTTCGGATCCAACTTCGATATCAAGATAGGCAATAAGTATTTTACTGACATCCCAAAGAATATCGTCAGGATACTCATCAGCAATATAAGCATACTCATAGCGATTATTCCCAAAAATAGGAAAATTGTCGACACTCTCGTACCTCTCTAAAAATTCACGACATTCTGGAATTGTTCCAGGCTGAATGGGTTTGACATAATCACCAGCAAGAGTTTTGTATTCCGATTTCTCTTGGCTGGAAAGAAAAAAGGTCGGACGGAATTCAACCTTCCGTCTGACCCTCTTATCATTCTCAACGCCTCTCAGAAGAATAAATCGACCAGAGACGCTGACATTGGTATAAAAATCGGACATATCACCCCAAGATTAAATCTTTTGGAGGCACTACAATTCCTGCCCCGAAGATTTGATTATACCCGTTTTTCACTTCCTCGGCAACATTTGCAACACAAATGATCTTGTCTTTGTGTACTGTAAATGGACCATCAGCAGCGTGCATCCATGGCATAAAACCAAGAGCAGCACCACCATTTTGTTGCGATCTTTGCAAAACGGAAGCAACAGGATTCTTGAATGTTACAAGATCACCTTCTTCACTTGTAATTTCTACTACTAATTCCTCGCCACTTACGAGTTTGAGTGCTGATATTGTCATCTTGTTTCTTCCTTTTGTAATTGTCAAAAATATTCTTTTCTCTCAGGCTTTGAGGCACACCATTTCTATACAACAGACCGTGGTCCATAACCCAAGTGTCTTTACCAACCTTCAATGACCACCCATTGAATTCTTTGATCTCAATTTCTTTACTGATCAATAATTCTTTGAGTTCGGATAACGAGTTCATTATTCGCTGTCACCAGCGTCACGATTTTCAGTATTGTGACGCTTCATTTTAAAGCCAACATGATTAGCATGAGCAGCAATCATTGATCTTCGAAGATCACCACGCTCATGCGCATCTTTGACCCAACCATAAGTCTCAGCCATAGCAAGGGCACGCTTCAGAGTACGTGGAAGTTTAGCATTGAAAAAATCACTACGATTAGCCATTCAGAATTTCCTCACACTTTTTAATAAATCGTTCTTTTTGTCCTGGATAAAAACTTTGGTACATATGCCAGAACATTTCATTTCCTTCTGTACCAAATGTTGTACCGATACCATACTTTGGCATGCCATCAGCAAGATCCCAATACGGTGGTGCATCTTTTGGTTCCCAATCCATACGAATTGGTGGAGCATCATATCGCAACGGCATTAGAATCTCTACAGGAATATTATTCTCTTCAGCAGCAAAAGTCAATTCTTCTGCAACATCACCACGATAGTTTGGATTGAAAGATGGATTCTTGCACTTACGATATGTTTCAATTGTAAATGTGACATTATGTGGAGCAGCAAAGACATGTTGTTTGTTTTCGATATGATTGCTTCTTTGAGCAGATCCAATAACCTTACCAGCATATGCTTGCTCGAAAAAGTGATCAATGACAGTGTCGTTTAATGGCACAGCATCAATATCAAGAAACATAATTGCATCATGACTTCTTTCTTCCAACATATCAATTAACTTATCCATGGTATAACCAGGAGGTGCTTCAGTCAATATGTGATAGTGTGGAATATTCGATTTGTTAAATTTAGCAACAACTCTTTTTTGATGATCCAATAAAACAGGATCAATGTTCTTCATGAAAATAGTCGCAATACATGGGCTCATACAATTTTCTCCACGCCTTCATCGAAGGATATCGGATTATAACTTGGCATATACTTTCGAAGTTTGCTTATGTCTGGTCTTCTATTCGCCACTGAACCTTGGACGCTCGGCAACTCTTCAAATACTGCATCTGGGTAACCAAGATGTTTCGCAATAATCTTTACAGCATCGCCAATTCTGACTTCAGCATCATTACCAATATTGATGACTTCTTTCGAAACAGTTTGCGCAACATGAATGCTGGCAGAAATTGCATCTGAAACGTAGCAAAACGATCTCGTCTCATTTGCTCCGATTACACTAAATGTTCCATTCTGGATCTTATTGATTTGATCGCCGAGAAAGTGACCCTGTTTACTATTCTTTCCATACACATTAAAGTATCGAAGGATCAACCATGGTAAGTTACTATTTGTCAAAAAGTTTTCGCTTGTGATCTTAGCGAGTCGATAACTCCATCGAGGATTATGGATGTTCTTAATTAAGACATCTGCATTCTCTGGAACAGGTGAGGCTGGATCATCAGCAACAATTTCGCTGCTGGATGCATAGACGAGATTCTTTAATTTCTCGCACTGACTCGCAAAATTAAACACATTGATATCACAAATAAAATTATTTGTTAAAACTTTATTTGGATACTTATAGAAGTTTGATGTTCCGTTGATTGCGCCATAATGATAGATGTAATCAAAATCAGTTGGCAATGTCTCAAATGTTCTGGGATCATTTAGATCCTGACTCACCCAAACATCACACGGAGGAATCGTGCTTGAGCGAGAGTGATTATCAATCGCCCAAACATAATTATCCGCATCTTTAAGTTGAGTGCAAAATTCAGTGCCTAATAGACCACTTGCACCAGTCACTAAAATTTTAGCCATTCTTTATCTTCTCATTATCAGAAAGCACAGATTGAATTGTTGTGTAATCTAAATCTAATTTGTTCATTAGACTTGCCCATGCTGATGTGTCTTTCGGCAAACAGTGTCCACCAAATCCTCTGAGATTTTCATTACACATCAGATACGCTGGATTGAAACAATCACGTTTGATAATGGTAGTATATACGTTATCATAATCGGCGTCAAGTTTCTTACAAACTTCGTAGAAGATATTGGCAAAAATAATCTGAACGCTGTGGTTTACATTGTTAAAGTATTTGACAATTTCTGCTTCTGTTGGTTTGATACAAGAAACCTGACGAGGCAATCTTCCATGAATCTGCTTCACCAAATCAAAGTCCTCTTGTCTATGACTTCCAATAACCAGAAGGTCATGGTTGTACATAAAGTCAGCAAGAGCAGAGCGTGCACGAAGAAACTCTGGAACGCTGCAGATTTTTAAATTAGGAAATTTTCTTGAGAGACTTTCAGATGTTCCTGGTGTGACTGTGCTTTTAATTGCAACAAGACCAGAATAATTTCTCTCGTTTAACTCTGATACGACTTTCTCTACGATGCTTGTATCGCAATCACCGTTTGGCAATTGATCAGTTGGAACACAAACGAAAGCACAATCAGTATCTAAAACGTCTTCAATTTTAGATCCTTCGTGCTTAACATCGAAGAAACTCATTTTGTGTCCAAGATGAATCAATCCGTCATAAACGGCTGAGCCGACCACTCCCTTTCCAATTACACCAACTTTAATCATTTCGCAACTCCTTATAATATGACATGTCTATGCATTTATTATCATCACCAAATGAATGCTCTAGAACAGAACTAGCAACATCCTCGGGCATAATATATCTAGTTGCCGTTGGATTCATCATTTTAGTTTTTGTTTTAACAGGATTAATTAGAACAATAGAAAGATTACTATTGTCAAAATACTCACAAGCACTTAACCATAAGTTGTACAATGCAGCCTTACTTGCTGCATACATCATATACATCTTACGACCTTCGCGATAAGCACTTGAACCAATCATGATCAGTCTAATCTTTTTTGTTGGCTTATTTTCGATGTAGTGCTTGATGATTGACCAATTAGATCCAAGATTCACATTCATTGTGTCGTAGTGCTTTTCAGAATTGTCTACATAATGCCCTGAGCAATTTACAATTAGATCAGGATTCTGAGATACCAAAAGACTATTCAATAACTCGTAACAATTTAATTTATTGAAATCAATTGTTGCTCTATCCACATGAACAACGATGTAATGTTCTTGTAGACTTTGACAAACCGCAACACCAATTCCACCAGTACTACCAATGACAACAGCAATTTTAGTCATTGACAATCGAATCTACTCGAACTGTATCTTTCTCATAATCTTCGCCGCCACGTGGACCTTCAGCGAATGCAATAAACACACAGCCCTCTGATCCTGCTTTCATCGCATGAATTTCTTGTGGTCCACTAACGATGAAATCACCAGGAATCGCATCATGCGTAACCAATTCAGTTCTGTCTAAATTTGAAGCATAATATCGCAATGAACCAGACAGAATAAACGTATATTGAATTGTTTGGTTATGATAGTGATTGCCTCTCACGGCACCTGGATTGTTTTGAATTATACAACCATGATGCATAGATTTTTGATAGAAGATATCTGTAATTGATCCTCGTTCATCCGAGAAACTGCCTAGATTATCTTGTTTGTTATCATTTAAATGGTTATAGATGTTATAAACTTTCATTGAGAAATAAACCTTATGTTGGGGTTGATCTTAAGAAGGATTTGCTTTAATTCATCACTGATATTCCAACTCAGAATCAAAGCATATGGACGTTCGTGCTTTGTAAATTCATCATCTCCACGAATTGGGATTCTTGATAGTGGAGTATATTTACCTTGCTTTGATTTAGAAGCATCAGTGATGCAATGTAAAAGAGTTTTATCGAGTCTGTGCCAATTAAGCCATGTGTTTGCTTTTGCTGCAGCCCCAACTCCAATCACAACTGCACCTGGATCATTCTCGAGAAGTTCATAGAATTTCTTTAACCAATTTGCTCTGTCTAACTCTAACTTCTTCTGAAAACGATTATAAAATTCTATATCATATAATCCAGCAGCCGTTTCTTCTTCAATGGCATTTAGAATCTTTTCTTTATTCTGATTGTCACTTTTAAGTTTTGCTTCAACTCTTAGGCTTCCGCCATGATAGTCAACGATTTCAAAGTCAACCATTTCTAAACCAGCAGCATTAAGTAAATTCAAGCAACTCTTGACAGTAAAATAACTGATGTGTTCATGATAAACCATGTCAACGAATCGATTACTCTGAATCATAATCAGCCAATATGGCACTTCGAAGATGAACACACCATCATCCGAAAGCAATGCAGCAACGGCTTTGGCAAAGTCTAATGGATTATTCGAATGATTGAAGACATTATTTGCAATAATGATATCAGCCTTGCCATCGGAGTTCAAAACTTCATTCGCGACTGAAACACCAAAGACTCTTTGAATAGATCGAACACCATTCGCATTCGCAGTGTCACACATTTGCTTTGAGCAATCGACTCCAAGAATCTTCTTACCACTCTTATTAAATTGACCAATCAAGTATCCATCATTGCTTCCAATCTCAACAGCAAACTGATAGTTTCCATATTTGCTAATGGCATGGGCAGCAAACTCATCCCAATGCTTTCGAGAAATCTTAGAGTTGCTGGATGTATAACTGTATTCGTACAGGTTATATCTTTCTTCATCATCACTCATAT